AAGCAGCTTGCCGCTGTTGCCATCGGTTCCACTGAACATGACGGGGACACCTTTGGCAATCGTTGATCCAGTGCTGTTCTTGACGTGGTAAACGACATGCTCGCCAACATGGAGGGCGAATCCATTAAGCTGAATGTCCAGCGTTTCCTCGCCGTTGTTCCACATCATCTGGCCTTGCGTTGACAGCGATCCAGATGGCGTCGTGTCCATCGCGATGCTGTTCACGTTCGCAAGGTCGCCAGTGTCAGATTCGGTGATTTGGCCGTTTTGAACCAGTTTCCCAGTCGTTCCGTCGAAGCGGACCAGAGCATTGTCTGTCGAGGATGCCGGACCAACGACATCGCCACTTCCGGTCGCAGTAATGGTGGTGCCAGTAATCGACAGGCCACTACCAACTGTAAGCGAGGTAAGTTTGCTTTGAGATTCGTCCCAAAACACCAGTTTGTCTGAACCTTGATCGTCTGCCGAGATAGCCTGACCAGTGATGGTGAGAATGTCTGTAACCGTTGAGTCCAGCGTCACATCGCCTGTATTCGTGCCAGAAAGCGTGCCAGACGCGCCATCGGCAATCGTGATGCCGCTGTTTTGGATGACCTTGCCGCTCGTCCCATCAAAACGGACAATCTGGTTGTCGAGGGACAGGCTGGAAGAGGTGACATCGCCTGTTCCGCTTACAGGAGTTGAGACATCCACGGTGATGCTTGGAGCGGCCTCGCCAATGTTCACGATCACATCGCCCGTATCCGTAACCTGCACAGTTGGGGATGTGTCTCCGGTGACGGTGATATTCGGCGTCATGTCGTGGTCGTGTAGTTGTTGAGGACTTCTGCGGTTCCTTCGAGGTAGGTCTGAACGTAAGCCGGAGATGAATCATCGGAAGCCTCAATCTGCCAGATGTATTTGCCGACAGGAAGTGAATACCGCCCCGGATTGATGGTAAACGTCCAGTTTGCGGCATCTGTGATGGTGATGTCAGCATTGTCCGTCGTAAGCTCCAAGGCGGGGACGGTGTTTGTGGGGCTCACTTTGAAGCCCATCTTTACCGACGCCAAATCACCCGGAGCAAGGGGGTTTTGGATAACAATGCTCGAAAAGCCGTTCCAAGTGTCGCCCGACACCCAGACAACCATTGCGTTGACATCTGGTGATACTCCGGGGCGCATAATAACTGATTAGGTTTTGATGATGAAGTTTATAACCAGAGAAGGCTGAATGTTGCCGGGATTGGCAGTTGGCGCGTAGTTAACGCCGGTCAACGCGTTGAAATCTGATCCAGATGTCGCTCCGCTTGAGTTTGTTTCCAAAGTATTTGGGTTCTCGTCGCCAATAGCCTCGGCAAGGGTGTCAAATGTTCCTGATGAGGATTTGCCAACTGGCGCTCTCCCTTGAAAGTCGGGCAGATTGAAAGTAGTGGATGAATCTCCAGCGCCGTAAGTTGTTCCAATAACTGCAAAGAGGTCTGCGTAGGTTGTTCGACTTACAGCAGCGCCATCACAAATCAGCCAGCCACTAGGGGCGGTATTGGTAAACCACAGCTTACCTTCGCCAGTTGTGGCTGATGCGGAACCTCCAGTGGAGATGTTGCCAAGAGCTACAACAAGCTGCTGAAGCAGTGGAACGATGTCGTAGGCGATGAAACCGTTGGGAGTGCCAAGGTTATTGAGCGCCGTCTGAATCTTTTCGGCTGAAGCAACAGGGGAAACAGTCATGGGTTAAATGAGGTTGGCCGCCAGAACGACAGCTTGTTGAAGAAGAGGCACGATGTCATACGCAACAAAGCCGTTCGGCGTGCCGAGGGCGTTCATCGCGTTTTGAATCGCAGTAGTTGAACCAACAGGTGAGACAGTCATGCGTGCATTTTTTGGCGGAATTTGCGAATCGAGGCCATCAGTCCTTCGCCTTCGTCATCTTCCTCGCCGCCTGTTTCGCGGAAGGTTTCGTTGGCGTCCTCGTCAGATTCTTCATCGGCGTAGGTCTTTCCAGACTCCTCGCCGGTTTCCTCCTCAGTTTCCATTGCCTGTTCCGGCTCTTCGGTTTCCATCGCGGGTTCAGGTTCGGAGGCAAATTCAAACCCGTCAGCCGAGTGAAGATGAAGCTGGTCGCCAACTTTCTTGGCCTTGACCATGATTTCAAATTCTTCGCCGTCCTTTTTGTTTTCGGGGACTTTGAAGCCGTTCGGGACGGGGATCAGAACTCCACCCATTTCGGAGGGTTCGTCAGAGAGGGAAAGGGAGGGGAGTTTCATAAAATTGAGTTAAGCGTTTGCAGTGAATTTGCAAGGAAAACCGGCCCCACCTCGACTTGAGGCAGGGCCGGTATGAGAGCTAATTAGTAGCTCGGGCAAACCGTGCCGGTCACAGCGGTGCAACGCTTGACCATCAATGCGTATGCGTATTTTCGCTTTACCGTCGGTTTCCAGCCAGCGACCATCCAAGCCCACCAGCGACCGTTGTTCTCAAGCGGGTTGAGAGTTTCGTTCGCGATGTTGCGCCAGACGATTTCACCGTTGTAGTTCGGAGCGAGGAACTTGGTGTCCTCACCGACCGTGGAACGGGAAGGCGGAGTCTGACGGATGACGGCCTCGGGGTGCCACAGGTAGATGACTTCGTAGCCAGCGGTCAGGTAGTCCGGGTTCACGATGCTCTGCGTGCCGATGGTAGCAGAAGCGGTCGTGTAGTAGGGGACTGCGACGTAAGCGCCGTTCACGAAGTTGTAGCGGGGCATACGATAGTCGATGCAGTGCATGAAACCACCGTAGGGTTTATCCACGCCCCAAGCCTGAAGGAGCTGAGCGCCTTCGTAGCCCTTGCCCATCTGAGCGAAGCGGAAGTCCTCACGGACCGAGCTAGAACCCTTGATGATCTGGCGGTGAGCCTCGGGGGACATGATGGCCGTGATGAGCGCAGCACCATTGGACATGGCGTAAGGCTCTTCACCACCACCATCCTGCATGATACGGTCCCAAAGAGGATCAAGCTGATCCTGAGAGGCCATATACTCGGCAGGGACGTTCGGGAAAGTCGAGCTTGTCCCTTCGGTCTGCGAGGTGTTGTTGACGATCTTGGTGCCAGCGTAATACTGGAACCAATACTTCGAGCGGTCCTCCCAAGTATCAACGATGGTGTCGCTGAAGTTGGCGCGGATGTTCTTGACCTGCTCCTCGAAGAGGTAGCCGAACTGGGCATCTGTAAGACAGATGGTGTCCGATTTGGTCATGTTCTGCTCGATGGTGTAAGCCTCCGTGCTGAGAGCAGGAGAGACAACAGAGGGTTCCGGTGTGCAGTTGTTGTTGCTGCCGTCCGGTTGGGTAACTTGGACCCAGCCATCACCGCCAGAAGGATTCGAGCGGAGAGTGTTGACGGTTACCGGAGAAAAACCTATACCCAATGGGAAATTTTCCTTCTGGATAAGGGCTGCGACGCGGCCTTTGGCACGCATCAAACGACGGACGCGTCCTTCAAGACGGGATGCGTCATAAGCAAAGGCTTGTGAGAGGTTGGCCATAAGTATTTTTTCTAGTTTGTGTGTTGTTGTTTAACGGAGGAGTTTGGTTTTGGCTCACCAACACGACACAATTCGACGGCAAGAAATGCAGTCGCCGGACGTGCGGCGAATTTCTTAACCGGCGAGCTACCGATTCACCATTGCTGGTGCTTTAGGCTCAATCTCCTCTTTAGTGTTGAGCACACACTCCCGAGGAAGGGTTTTTATGGCCAAC